CCAGCGAAACCACCGCCCAAATATTTTTCTTGACTTTTAATTTATCCCATGTTAATAGGATAATAATAGAAAGGAACAAAAATGAAAGTTAGTGAATTATTAAAAATACAAGAAACAGTAGAAAAAAGAAATATACCTGTTGATATACAGCACAGGGACAATTTAAAGCCTCATTATTCAGAATCTAAAGGCGAATTTATGAGTATTTTAGATATGGATTTAATTCATTTAATTAGATCGTATAGTAAAACATTATCTGACCGCGACGAATATCCAGATCAAGATGTTTATGATTGTATAAGTGATATAGAAAAACAAGTTTCGCTATTAAGAAAATTATTATAGTTGACTTTGTCTTTATCCCATGTTAATAGGATAAATGAGTATTAAAGTGGCAAAGTAGGGTATAGTAAATAAACAGGTTAAATCCTAAAATCCCACGCCTTTAATACTCACATTAGAAAGGATAATTTATGAAGAAATTAGAATTTATTAAATCTAAAAAACTTTTAAATATTGATAACAACGCAAAAACAGTAAAAGGTCAAAAATATGGTTATATGACAGCGGTCTTATATCTTGCCCCTAGTAATGAAAGCGGTTTTAATGTTTGCCCTATGGCTTCGCAAGGTTGTAAAAAAGCGTGTTTATATACTGCTGGGCATGGTGCTTTTTCTAATGTGAAACAGGGAAGAATAAATAAGACGCGGTGGTACATTCAAGAGCGTGATAGTTTTCTTGACCAATTAAGAAAAGAAATAAACGCTTTTATATTAAAAGCAAAAAACAAAAACTTAATACCTTGTATAAGATTAAATGGCACTAGCGATATATCTTGGGAAAAGACAGGATTAATAGACGAATATAAATCTATTCAATGGTACGATTATACTAAAATTTATAAAAGGGCGTTGTCTTATATCAATGGTGAGTTGCCAAGTAATTATCATTTGACTTACTCTCTTAATGAGGACAATCGCAATAATGCTTTCGACATATTAAATCGCGGTGGCAATATTTCGGCAGTATTTAGAAAACGACTACCGCAAAAATATAAGGGTTTCAAAGTTGTAAATGCTGACGATAGCGATTTGCGTTTTCTTGATGGCGATAATATTATTGCAGGACTTTTGGCAAAAGGTAAAGCCAAAAATGATTATTCTGGTTTTGTGCTTGACAATTAATTAATCCCATGTTAATAGGATAATAACAGAAAGGAACTTATGAATAAAAATGACATAAGACTAAACAAAGCAAAACGCGACGCAATTAAAAAAGCGTGGCGTGATACTACTTTAAAAACACCGACGCAGAAAGATACATTATTGCAAGACGCGGTTGATACCTTTAGAGAACTAGAGCAATCAGTTTGGGATAATGTAATAAATCCAGTTGTCACTTCAAACTTTCCGCAAGATGATATGCAGATATTAAAAAAATATTCTCGCGGTGGTTATGGTGGCAGTTTCGCACAATATGATAATTGTTTTTATTTTAAACCTAGTTTTGAAGATAGACAAGAAACGCAGTATTGTTGGAATTATAACCGCGACGATATGACAGCGTTATATTATAATGATCTAATGAGCAAGGGTGTTAATCCTAACTTGTATTATGAATTTGAGGGAAAAGACAATAATCCTCATTATTATAAACAAGAGCAAGATTTAATGACAGCGGTTGATGATTTGAAAGTTGCTAAATATACAGGTAAAAGATCATATAGTAATTATCACGATCAAGATATTAATGAAAGCGATATTAGTAATCTTGGCGGTCATTATTTATTAGTGCCTCAAGGTAGTTGTCATTCTCGCGTTATGATGATTAATAATGAAAGCGATTTTGAGAAGTTAAGAGCATTTAACAGATCAAAAACTAATATGCACAATGCACAAAAAGATATTTTCAAAGAGAAAATAGAAGATATAAATATTATGAATAATATTGTCGACCAATCCAAATTTTTAAGTGAAGTTAAAAAGTATTGGATTGATTTAGATGATTGCGTAAACTTTGACGCTGACGAAATTGGGACAGCCATTTCAATTATATCGGAAGAAGCAAAACAACGATTGCTTGATAGTGCAAAGTTAAGACAAGCACAGCGTGATATTGTGGCGGTTGTGAAAATACCTAAAGAAAAGGTTTTGGCATGAGTGATATACCTGTCTGCCAAAATTGTGGTAAAAAGTTATATGCAAATTATGGTAGTCGCGGAATTCTCGCGACACCAGATCATCAATACCATAACACGTCATTTTACACCGAAGAAGAAAGGAACAATTTTGAACGCGACGAATTACCAGAAAATGCTTTTGATATTGATAGGTACAGTTGGAGTGACAATTCTTATAGTATAAGTTATAAAACACCTCAACAATCGCGTGATGGTCTTTTTCATAGTCGCGGTTGTTTTGAAGAATGGCATTTAAACCACCGCAACGAAATTGAACGCCTCATTCGTGATATGGGGGATTGGAAAAATCCAAGTTGACAGTTAAACCAGAATCAAACTTTGGGCGTCAGATAATTAAAAATTTACCTTTCGCCCAATGGACTAGAATTGAAAATCGTCATGGTGGCGGTATTCCAGACCTCTATGGAATATATGGCGGTCAAGCAATTTGGCTCGAATTAAAATGTATTAAACAAAATTCAATTAACATATCGCCTTTGCAAATCTCATGGAATTACAACAATTTCCGACATGGTGGGAAAAATTATTATATTGTCCAAGATACGAGATCAAAGGTCGTCAAATTATACGACGGCGACAAAGGGCGAGAACTCAAGGAACATGGTTTTAAATACGATAAAACTGTGGCGGTCATGGAAAGATTAAAGACGATTGGAGATTGGCGCGAGTTTCAAGATCATATATTCAATATAACTTGACCGCGACACTTTTTTTTTGGTCTAAATTTACCTGCGACAATTTGCCATATTGACAAGATCCGCGTTTCGCGGTAAATCTCCACCCTCCCTATTGGGAGGGGGTGGTGGTGGACTGACCTGCGACAAAATGTCGCGGCTCCGCCTCCGGCGAAATAGTTCTTGACTTGTGTATAACTATCCTATATAGTTGGGATAAAGAAAGGTGGTAAATATGTCAGATTTAAGAATTAAACCAGCCAAGGACAATGGCGACTTGCCTCAAAATCACGGTCGCAGTTTCAAGGCACTTACACTATTTGACGCGTTAAAAGATAATAAGACTTTAAAAAAGTATAACGAACAATTTGAAAAAGAGTTTGGTTGCCCTAGCGTATTCGCTTCGCCAACCAAAGTACCGCGGTCGTAAAAACCATAATCTTCCGATAAAGTTTGACCGCAAAGAAAACTCCCTTCGGGGAGTTTTTTTTATTGACGCGTGATTCGTGTTCCTATATACATGGGACAACAGAAAGGAAGATTATGTCAATAACAACTTCAAAAGATAATGGTCTATGGTTTTTCTACGACGAC